CTCTGAGGAAGAACTTATTAACGAAGTTCGTGAGTATTATGGTGACGAATGGTTCGAAGATAATGGCGTTGAGTTAAAAGAACCGCCCAACGCTATCTAACACGAACTGTACCGATTCTCAACTACTCTTTCTTATTGAGAATCGCGGCCGCCTGGGGTCAGTTGACAGAGTGGCACACAGGGGGTTGTGGACCCCCCTGATTCGTGCCATACTAAGGGCATCAAACGAAACGAAACCAAATGCGCCTTGACGTGATCTGCCCCTCTGCTCCATGGGAGAACACTACCACCGATGCCGACAGGGCATGGGACCTCTGCTACGACCTCTCTGAAGAGTACGGTTACGCTGAAGTCCGCCAGAACGGAATGGTCATCGGAGACTATGGCAACCCTGCCACTTTCCTGGATTGGCGATGACAACTGTTATCCTAGGTTCGTTAATCATCCTCTGGTTTTTTAGAAAATGACTGTTACTGAACAACCCCGAATCATCAACGGAATGGAGCACCAGGTGCTGACCGTTAATGGTCTGGATCGCTGCCAGATTAACACTCGTTTGCATCTTCTCAACGTAGAGATTGACAAACTTCGTACTAAACAATCGGCACTGATTGAGGCACGTAATCAAATGGATCGCCACATCGAATTGAGTGAGATGGGTGACCTCTTTGATGAAATGTTTGGCGGTTAAGTATACCGCGAAGCGGCCGCCCGACCAGTTGGGGAACTGTCCACCAAACCCCCCACAGACCCCCATGGGGTGCCATACTACCATTGTTCACACATCACATACTCATGCGTAAGATCGAACGTGAAATGAACGCTGCCATTTGTGAGAACCGCAACTGGCAATGTGACAACACTTCGGTGACCTTTGATCCTGAAACTAACGAGTCGACTGTATACCTGCACGGTAACAAAATCGCCGTGGTTGGTGATGACTTTGTGCAAATCTTTGACGGTGGTTATCAGTCAAAGACCACCAAATCGCGCCTGAATGCTATTCTTTCGGAGCACGGAATCAAGGGCGAATGTGTATTCCAACGGAACTTCAATTGGTTTGTTCATAAGTTCATCGGACAGGCAGGAACTTCTCCTGTTTACAATGAGTACGACTTCACCAATGGTTTCATGTTCGCATAACAAATAGGGGGGCGATTGCCTCCCTTTTTTTATACTTTTTTATAATTATTTTTTGGCAGGGGCGGTGGCGACCGTTTTCGTCATCAGGGCGACCCTGCCCCTCCTTCGCTTGTGCCCTTAGTATAGGGCCGCGGCAACCCCCTACAACCGATCCTGTGCCACTTTCCGAACTGTCCACTGGCCGCGGCAGACGCCCCCTGACCCCCTATACTAAGGGCATGAACAGCGAACAACTCAAGGTCCTCAACTTCTCCATGACCCTGCAGGACCGTTGCCTTGGACTTGCCTCTGCCATGGCAGCAGAGGTCAACGGTGACCTGGACTGTGTGCCTCAGGAGGACATCGACTCCCTGCTGGCAGGACTGACCCTGGACAACCTGGAGGAGACGGCAGAGGAACTGGCACACCTTGCCCACTGGTTCAACTGAAGACCCCCTATACTAAGACCATGAACGAAATCACCAATCCTTACGTTGCCACCCTGGTTGAGATGGGGTACGATCGCCAAGACTGCGAAACCGTCGCAGCAGCAGGCATCCCTGCAACCTATCCCCGTGAGATCCACGGACGCCGCTTTGAGACTGAAGCAGACTACAAAGAGGCACTCGCTGACTTCCTGAACGGACTCTGATCCTATGACTGACCACACCTTCCGCTCTGCCATCGCTGCCATGCTGTTCTGCTCCGTCTGCATTGTGGCAGGCGCCTGGACCCTGGAGGCAGTCGCTACCGTTAACGCCCACCAGGAACGGCAGGCAGAGGCATTTTGCAACGTTGACCCCTCCTACTGCAAGTGAAGGCACTCACCCGCTCCCGCTCTGCTGACTTCCACCGTGCTACCATGCTCCGTCTCCTGATCGCTGCAGGTCTGCTGTATCTGCTCTGGGAACCGATCCGTCCCGTGCGCCTTGTGACAGCAGAGGCACTGTACACTGCAGGCGACCTGATCCGCCGCTGACCCCTTATACTGATCTCAGTTCACACGACACCTCATGAGCACCGCAACCTACAACGGATGGGCAAACTGGGAGACCTGGAACGTTGCCCTCTGGATTCAGAATGACGAGTCCCTCTATGATGCCGCTCGCCGCTGCTGCAACTATCAGGAACTGGTCGCCATGCTGTACGACTGCGGCAGCAAAGAGACTCCTGACGGTTGCCGCTGGGATGACCCTGCCATCGATGGTCTGGAGATCTGTGAGATGATGGACGATCTCTGAACCGTCCACACGGGGGGGCAACCCCCCTCTCCGACCCTGTAGAATACTCTCAACAGCAAACGACCGATGCCTGACCTCTCCCCCATCATCGATCTTTTCCACCAACTGCCTGAGGGCACTGGTAAGGTCGCTCTGATGTTTGCCCTTGCTATGGGCATCGGCGCCCTGCTCGCTATCAAAGCACCTGGAGGCATCAACCGCGATTTCAACTGGTGGGACTGACCCCCGACCTGCTACAATACTCTCACACCGCAATCCACCCCATGCGAATCGAAATCCGTTACCAGACCCCCTACAACAATTGCGAGTGGCGCTCGCAATGGTTCCCCACTCTGGAGGAGGCAGAGAGCATGGTAGACTTCTACCGCTCCTGTGGTTCCCCTGCCCACGTGGCACCTTCCTCCCTCGCTCAGTTCGCCCGCTGACCTGAGCACCCCCTGACCTTTTACCTTCCTTCTCTCATGACTGCTGACCTCGCAACTGCTCTCCTGAACCGCGCCAGCAACGGCGCCCAAATCCTGGAGATCCTGGAGACGATCGCCAACGACGTGGCAGACGCCAACATTGACGACGCTGCTGCCCATTATGCCGCAATCAGCGCACCGACTGCCGATCCGATCCAATTCTGAAACTGACCACCATGGGGGCGCTGCCCCCTTTTTTTGTGCCATACTAAGGGCATGAAGAAACAACCCCTCCAACCTGCTCACGGCGGCGCCTTCCTGGTCAACGCTACCGCTGCTGCTGACCCTGCTGTACAGTCAGCGATGGCATCCTACCTGGAGCGCCTGAAGCGTGAGGAAGCGCACCGCCAAGCGATCCGCAACGGATCCGCTCAGCAGGTCCAATCGACCGTCTGGCACATCAGCGACAGAGACTGACCCATCCCCCCTGTAGGATACTCTCAACAGCAAACGACAGATGACCCTCACCCTCACCGACCTGACCTTCGAAGAACTGGAATCACTCTGGTGTGACTGCCAGGTTGACGGGGACCTGGACTTTCAGGATCGCCTGCTGCGTGAGATGCTCACCCGTGAGGATGCCTGCCCTGAATCCTACGACCTCCTCTGGGAGATGCAGGACTGTGGGTGGAACGGTGGGGTCACTCAGGACGATCGCGACGCCCGCTGATCTGCTACAATACTCTCAGTTCAGACGACCTCCAATGCGTTTCTCTCCTGCCTCCCGCCTCACCGATCGCCAGACGGTCTGGGTCGGTTACGCTAACGACGGCGCCGTGATCGACAAGCGCCACCATGGTCACCCCGCCTCCGTGTGGTCCGCCCAGTTCGCTGACGCCTTCCGTAAGGACGTTCGTGATCCATGGGGGTGACCCCTCCCCCGCTTCCGTGCTACAATTCTCTCAGTTCACACCCCAACCCATGAACACCCCCACCGTGATGACCGCTGCTGATCTGAACGCTGCCATCGCCTCAGGTGCTCTGAAGTTTAAGCGCCTGCCCACCTCCCATGGCACTTCCGCCAACCGTTGGGCGGATCGCATCAAAGGCGGCAGCACCCGCGTTCGCACTCATGGCGGCGCCGCTGGTTCTCATGGCACCCGCATGAGCACCGCTAACAGCGCCCTGGCAGACGTGCGCTGAGGCAGCGCCGTTCGTTCGTGCCCGCAGTGCCCCCGCCCCCGTGGGCGGTCGGCGGCGGGGCCGCGTGTATAAAAACCCCTAACTACCCTAATCTATAAAGTGTTACCAAAGCGAGCTAAAATTACACAAGGGGTCTAAAAATTTTTTCGCCAATAAAAAAGTTCTACAAAGTCGCACTACGCTATATAAGAAAAAACAATATAACGGCGTATGAAAAAAAATTCCGACAATATCAAACCAATCATTGTGGATTCGATTACTGGTGAATATCATGTTATAATTCCTGAGTGGATCGCTAATGAACTTTCTTGGTATGAAGATACTGAGATTAAATTCGATCTTGAGGGCGATGAAGTCATATTAAGTGAATATGATCCTTCTTGACTTCCCTCTATATAATATGTTATGATCTGAAATGTAATTACAATCAATTATGGCTAAAGGATTTACTGTTAAAGCAAAAACGCCAGTAGTTGCCAAAAACAATCCAACTGAAGAATTTGACTATGATCTGGCACGTCAAATGGTTCAGGGTAAAAGCATTGTTTTCTGCCTACCTGGTAGAGGAGTCTCCTACGCATTCCTAAAGAGTTTTGTACAACTCTGTTTCGATCTTGTGCAATGTGGTGCAAGTATTCAGATTTCACAAGATTATAGCTCCATGGTTAACTTTGCCCGTTGCAAAGTTCTAGGAGCAAATGTTCTCCGTGGTCCCGATCAAATTCCCTGGGACGGTAAGCTGAAATATGATTATCAACTATGGATTGATAGTGATATTGTTTTTAATTCAGAAAAGTTTTGGCAACTTGTTCTGATGGATAAAGATATTGCTGCTGGTTGGTACTGTACCGAAGATGGTCGTACTACATCAGTTGCTCATTGGTTGGAAGAAGATGACTTCCGTAATAATGGTGGTGTGATGAATCACGAAACGCTCGAAAGCATTTCGAAGCGTAAGAAACCATTTACAGTTGATTATACTGGTTTTGGTTGGTTGCTCATTAAGCACGGTGTGTTTGAGCATCCTGAAATCAAGTATCCTTGGTTTGCTCCTAAGATGCAAGTCTTTGAGAGTGGTGATGTTCAGGATATGTGTGGTGAAGACGTTTCATTCTGTCTTGATGCAATTGCAGCAGGTATGGAGATCTGGTGTGATCCTCGCATTCGCGTTGGACACGAAAAAACTCGCGTTATCTGATAACCATGCAAACTGGGGAACGTTATAACATATACGTTAACGATGTTAGAAAATTCACTCGTCTTACAGAGGAAGAATATTTAAACATCATGGAGGACCTGGCAATCGAATTTTATGAGACAGGTTCTCCAAATCCCAAAAAAATTCGTACTGAAGTGTTGAGGAACTATTAAAATGGCTGTGAAATCTAAAGTTGGTCTGAATAAGAGCGGTTATATCCCTGGTAAACCGAAAAAGTCTCGTCAGGGAGATGGAATGGGAACCAAATACGCCGCTACGTCTCGTAATAAAGCGCGTAAAAAGTATAGGGGACAGGGTAAAGGGTGAATGAAAGACCTTGAGGAATGGATTGAGAAAGTTAAACAATCGCATCCAGACCTTAAGGGTTTCTCAATATGCCCCTTCGCAAAAGCAAATACCTATAAAATAGTAAAATCATCCATAGACGACATCAAACCTCTTGACGAAGAGTTTGGTGTCGTTATTTTTGTCATTGAGAATGATATTGATATTGATTATTGTTATCAAAAGATCCAAGAACTCAATCAAAAATACCCAAAATACAAATTTTTTGATGATTTTCGGGATAAACCTAGTTTTATTAACGGTGTTCAGACAAATAATGGGTTATATAACTTAATTTTGTATCAAGATGCTAAGTTTTTGTCTAAAATGCGCCAAATCTTGGCAAAAACAGAGTATTATGATCTATGGGATGATGAGTATTTAAAGAAAATACTCGAAGAGGACTATGAAATGGTCCAAAAAATTAGAAATAAATAGTTTTTTTGTGAATTCGTGCATTGGAACAGTTTTCTATGGGTAAGCACCTCCTTCTAGAGGTGTATGACGTTGATTTTGAGGCGCTTAATGATGTGCAATCGCTTCAAAATATAATGTTACGTGGTATAGAACGTGCTAATATGACCGTTCTGAACGTATTTTCACATTGTTTTATGCCACAAGGGTGTACAGTCGTAATAGCACTTGCAGAAAGTCATGTTTCTTGTCATACTTGGCCAGAAAATGGGTGCATTGCGATAGATGTCTACACTTGTGGTGAAGGAAATCCAAAACTAATCGCCATAGAAATGCTCAAGCACTTTAATTCAACGAATTATAATATCAGAGAGATATACAGATAGAGGCGCCTCAAGGGATAGCAACCCCTCTAAAAGTTCTGTTTAACCCTTTTGGAGAAAACAGATGGCAAACAATCCTAATCCTGATAGAGATCGTGAATACATGTACCAAATGTGGGGTACAGATAGTCTCATCACGGATTATCAAGCACTAAATGAAAATAATAAGAAACAAGTGATACAAGAAATTATGCACGATGAAATTCCCACAAAAAAACATAATTTAACTGAACAAACTAAGATTCATGAGAAAATTCGTAACGATGAAGATTATGATGATTGGGAGTATGGAACTGAACCAACATACGGTTCTTCATGGAAGTAGACATAAATAAAATCAGAAATTTATAGCATTTAAATGCCCGTTCAAAGGACGTCAAGGGGATTTAAGGATATTAGTTTATCTTTCGAACCCCATCCTGTCACAAAAGACTTACCAGCTCTTGTAAATGAGCGGGCAATTCTTCGTTCGGTTAGAAATTTAGTGCAAACAATTCCAACTGAAAGATTTTTTAATTCGAATCTTGGATCTGAAATTACAAGTTCTTTATTTGATTTTGTTGATTTTGCTACTGCATCTGTTGTTAGAGAGCAAATTATCACATCAATTAGAAACTATGAACCAAGAATTACAGGATTAGATGTTGAGGTAAATCCAGATCCAGATTCGAATACTTTTGAAGTTGATATATCATTTGAGATTATTGGTCAAGAAACTCCAGCACAACAATTCACATTCATACTAGAGGCAACCAGATAAAATGCCTTTTACAAAATTTACAAATCTAGACTTTGATCAGATAAAGACATCGATTAAAGATTATCTCAGGGCAAATTCCAATTTTACTGATTTTGACTTTGAGGGATCTAACTTCTCTGTCTTGATTGATACCTTAGCGTATAATACATATATCACTGCATTCAACACCAACATGGTTGCGAATGAAGCGTTCTTGGATTCTGCGAGCATTCGTGAGAACGTCGTTTCATTAGCAAGAAATGTTGGTTATGTACCTCGCTCAAGAACAGCAGCAAAGGCACAAGTTTATTTTAGTATTCCAACTTCATCATCCTCAGCAACTCTAACACTGGATGCTGGATTAGTTTGTGTTGGCAATACAAACGATAGTTCTTATATTTTTTCGATACCAGAACCAATCACAACAACAATTGTGAATGGAGTCGCCACTTTTGGTACAGCAACAGATCCTATAGAGATATATCAAGGAACATATCTAAAAAAGGAATTTGTTAACAATGGTTCCCTAGATCAAAGATTTGTTCTTGACAACTCATTTATTGACTCATCAACAATACTTGTTCGTGTAAAAGGTCTATCTGATGGTGGACAAGGAAAAGAATATCAAAAAATAGATAATATCTTAAACATTACTGCAAATTCAGAAACTTATTTAATCCAAGAGATTAAGGATGAGAAGTATGAATTATTATTTGGTGACGGATTTTTCGGCAAAAAACTTGAGAATGGGGCAATTATAACAGCATCATACATTATCACTGATGGTGAAGATGGAAATGGTCCTAGTGTATTTGATTATGCAGGAACGGTTCGAGGTGCAGTTGGTGAATTAGTTATTCCAACTGGTCCAGTTACGGTTAATACAGTTAGAAATGCACAGGGTGGTGGTGAAATTGAGTCTCTTGATTCGATTAAATATTTCGCACCAAGATTATATTCATCACAATACAGAGCAGTAACTGCTAGAGACTATGAATCTGTAATACAATCAATATATCCAAATACAGAGTCAGTATCTGTTGTTGGTGGTGAGGAGTTAGTTCCTCCACAATATGGAAAGGTTTTAATAAGTATCAAACCAAAAAATGGTGATTTTGTTTCTGACTTTGATAAGCAACAGATATTAAATAAACTTTCTGGATATTCTCTGGTAGGTATCAAACAAGAGTTAGTTGACCTTAAAATTCTATATGTTGAGATTGATAGTTATATTTACTATAATTCATCTCAAGTAACTAATGTAGATAATTTAAAATCTGGAATATTTAATGTAGTAAACTCTTATTCAAGATCTGTAGATCTTAATAAGTTTGGTGGAAGATTTAAATATAGCAAACTACTACAGTTAATTGATAATTCAGATTCTGCTATAACTTCTAACATTACAAAAGTAATTCTTAGAAGAAATTTAAATGCTCAGATTAATAAAACAGCACAATATGAATTATGTTTTGGAAATCAATTCCATGTTAATACAAAAGGTCTGAATATTAAGAGTACTGGATTTACTATTTTTGGTGAAAATAATACATGTTACTTCACCGATACTCCAGGGACTAATGGATCTGGAATAATTTCTATTGTGACATTGGATGAGGGTACAAGAGATTATAGAGTTGTAAACAGTAAGGTAGGAACTGTTAATTATACAACTGGGGAAATTCTTATAGGACCAGTTCAGATTAGAACAACAGCATTGGATAATAACATTATTCAAATTCAGGCATACCCAGAATCCAATGATGTTGTTGGATTAAAAGACTTATATCTCTCACTAGATGTCTCCAGTAGTAAGATAAATATGGTAAGAGATACAATATCTTCTGGTGAACAAATATCAGGTGTTGGTTTTAAAGTTACATCAAGCTATTCAAACGGAGAATTAACGAGGAGATAATATGATCACAACTGGATTTGATGCGAGAGTTAAAGTCGGTCAAATAATCGAGAGTCAACTTCCAGATTTTTTACTACAAGAAAGTCCAAAAACGGTTGATTTCTTAAAACAGTATTATCTGTCACAAGATTTCCCTGGTGGACCTTCTGATATTGCAGAAAATCTTGATTTATATTTGAGACTTGACAATTTAACACCAGAAGCAATGTCTGGTTATACTTTATTGTCTTCTAATGTTTCTACATCAGATACTGAGATCTTTGTTGAAAGCACTAAGGGATTTCCTCCTCAGAATGGTTTAATAAAGATTAATGATGAAATCATCACATATTCTGAATCTACCCAAAACAGTTTCGTTGGATGTATTCGTGGATTTTCTGGAATAACAAGCTGCCATTCCGATTTAAATCAAGAAGAGTTAATTTTCTCAACTTCTTCAGCAGCTAGTCATTCATCCTCAACAAGAGTTGAGAACCTGAGCATTTGTTTTCTTAGAGAGTTCTATAAGAAATTAAAAACCTCGCTTACTCCAGGATTAGAAAACGTCGAGTTTGTTGAGGGTTTAGATGTTAGTAATTTTATAAAAGAATCCAAGTCATTCTATCAAGCAAAAGGAACTGAAGAATCATTCAGAATTTTATTTAATGTTCTTTTTGGTGAGACTCCTAAAATAATAAATTTAGATGATTTACTATTGAGACCTTCTTCGGCACAATATTTAAGAAGAGAAATTACAATATGTAAGGCAGTTAGTGGAAACCCATTAAATCTTGTTGGTCAAACCTTACATAAAAAAACTGATCCAGAAACAAAAGCATCTATTTCAAATGTTGAGGTATTGAGTAGAGGACTTGATACTTTTTATAGAATTGATCTTTTCTTAGGATTTAGTGATACTGATAGTATTCAGGGTAGTTTTACAATTACTCCAAAATCAAAAGTAATTGGTGATGTACCTGCTGGTTCTTCAGTCATTACTGTAGATTCAACGATTGGATTTGCAGAGTCTGGTACTATTATTTCTGGTGATAATATTATTACTTATTCCGAAAAAACTATTAACCAGTTTCTTGGTTGTAGTGGAATTCAATTTAATATATCAACTACTGATGATATTAGATCTGATGACATTTACTTTGGTTATGAAAACGCCGATACAACAAAGGTCTCAGAAGTTAGAATAACAGGTGTTCTATCAGACTTTACAAGTCTGACTACAAATCAACAGATTAATGAAGGTGAAAAGATAACAGTAAAAAATATTGGGCAATCTATAAAAAATCCAGACACCAATAAAACTTTTACTGAAATATTTGCTAATTCTTGGGTTTACAATACAAGCACTAGATATCAAATTTCAGAAATAAACGGTGCGACATTTACACTGTCAAGTCCAATAGATAAATCTAGTTTAAGAGAAAACGATCTTGTTGATATTGTCTTTAGAGGATCAAATAATATTGCATTTAATAATGCATTAATTGCAAATATCAGCAAGACAACCAATCAAATAACATTAAACAATATTATTGGATTTACTCCAAATTCATCTTTTTCTTATGATATCAGAAGACAATTAAAAACCGCAAGATCATCTTCTGTTGATTTATTATATGGAAACAATTTATTAACTTCTGATGTACAGAATGTTTATCTAGATAAAGATTATTTTTATGTTGCTTCCAATTCACTACCTGCTTATGAGATTGATACAGAACTAACCCAAGCGTCACTTTTGGATGCCGAGGGTGGTAGTTCACTACAGGGTCTAAATCTCGAAACAGTTTTATATCATATCCTCTCATTCCCAGCTGGGGTGCCATTTAAAACTGGTGACCAAGTAATTTACCTACCAGAATCAACACCTATTGAGGGGTTAGATGCTGGTAGTTTGTATTATGTAAAGATTGATCCTGTTTTCTCAAATAAGATCACTTTGTATAGATCAAGATCTTTTATTGAGATTGATGATTATGTCGAGTTCTATGCTTTACCTACTGGGGTGGGTGGAAAACATACTTTCGTATTAGCAAGTCAAAAGAGTCTTTATATAAGTCCACAAAAAAATCTAGTTAAATTCTTAAGAGGTCAAAATCTAACAAATGGTATTAACGAAAAGACTCAACCTGGAAAGATCGGTCTTCTAGTTAATGGTGTAGATATTATCAATTATAAAACTGAAGATAAAGTTTATTATGGTCCTATTGAAAAAATCTCTTTACTTAATTTTGGTGAAGGGTATGATGTTATAAATCCACCAACTGTTACGATAGCATCCCCATCGAGTGGAGTTCAGGCAAAAGTTCAACCAGTTGTTGGTGGTCATGTAGAAAAAGTTTTTATTGATTCTCAAGATTTTGATATTAATGACATTATCTCTGTCACATTATCTGGTGGTAATGGGTCAGGATGTGTTCTAGAACCAATCTTAGAAAAAAGATATAGAGAAGTTAGTTTTGACGCTAGAACCACCGATGACTCTGGTGGTGTTGATGTTGATTATGAAACTATATCTTTTTTAACAAATCATAATTTTACAAATGGGCAGAAGATAATTTATAGCTCAAATGGTAATGATTCGTTGGGTATAGGAACATATTTTGGTGGTAATTTTGATCAGAGCTTAACTCTAGTTAGCGGATCTAGTTATATTGTTAGTGTGGTCAATAATAGGACCATACAACTATATCCAAGATTTAATGATTATATTTCTGGAATTAATACAATTGGATTTACAACTATAGGTGCTGGTGGTGTCCATAAATTTAGAACTTTTGATTCACAGACAACCCTCAAAGAAGTAAAGGTAACAAATCCTGGATCTGGGTATCAAAATAGACAACTATATGTTAAACCAGAAAAAGTCGTTTTAACTCAGGATTGGATTAATTTTGATAATCACAATTTTAATGATGGTGATTTAGTAGAATATCATGCAGATGGAACCCCAATTTCTGGATTATCAACATCAAATAATTATTATATTTTAAAAGTTGATTCTGATAGATTTAGACTGGCAGATGCTGGAATAGGAGCATCAATAACATCAAATTATAGAAGGAGAAAATTTGTAAGTCTTCAGTCTCAGGGAGACCAATATCATTTATTTAAGTATCCGAATATTTCCCTACAAATTAATGTATCATATGGAAGCAGCTTAACTGGGATTATTACTGCAACACCAGTTGTAAGGGGAGAAATTATAGATGCTTATCTATATGAGAATGGTAGTGGGTATGGTTCGGAGACAATTAACTTACACAAAAAACCAAAGATTACTATCAAATCTGGAAAAAATGCGGAACTAAAAGTATTTTTAACAAGCGGTGTTATAACAAAGGTTGAAGTTTTAGCAGCGGGAGAAGAATATAATGCAGCACCAGATCTAGTTGTTCAGGGTTCTGGAACAGGTGCTGTTCTAAGAGCTAATGTATCTAGTGGAAAAATAACAGATGTTGTTGTTATTAACGGTGGTGTTAATTATGATGAAAACACTACCGTAAAGGTTGTTCCTCCAGGAAAGAATGCACTGATTGATTTATCGGTTAGATCCTTAACTATAAATTCTCAGTTCAGATTTGGATCCGAACTAGTTGAAGATACTATTAATACTATTAATGGTTTAGGATATGGATGGGTTGGATATAGTACAAGTTATGGATCTAATGAATTTGGCGATAGTGGGGATAAGCATTCCCCAATTATTGGGTGGGCATATGATGGAAATCCAATTTACGGTCCTTATGGTTATTCAGACCCAGAAGATTCTGATTCTTCAGTCAGGTTAGTTAGATCTTCATATGTTGAGGATTCCGCAGCAATATTTGATAGACCATCTTCATTTGATCCTGGTTACTTTGTAGAAGATTATAGATATGCATCAAATCAGGATCTTGATGTCCATAATGGAAGATACTCCGTAACACCTGAGTTTCCAAATGGAACTTATGCATATTTTGTCGGTATTAAAACGGATTCTCTCAATAATCTGGTTCCAACCTTCCCATATTTTATTGGAGATACTTACAGATCAAAAGTAATTGATGATAATTTCTTAAATTTAAATCAATCTTTTGATTTTAATACTTCTAACTTAATTAGAAATACTTTCCCATACAAAGTAAATGATCCTTTAGCATCTTGTGAATTTTTATATGAATCCAATGAAATAACAAACCAATCATTGGTTGTTGATTCGACAACTAGTGGATATATTAATTCATATGAAGTATTGGAATCGGGTGATGGTTATGAAATGGGAGATCTTCTTGTTTTTGATGATTCTGGAACAGAGGGAACAGGATTAAATGCTGTAGTTTCATCATTAACTGGTAAAAATATTGTAAATATTGCATCTACAACTACAGTATATGAAAATGTAGTATTTACATGGAAGGATAAGTCATCGGTTAGAGCACATTTGACAAAATTCCATGAGTTTTATGGATTTGATAATATAATTTCTGTTTCTGGTTTATCAACATATGTTCCCAAATTAACGGGAAGTCATACTGTTGGAATAACTTCTGATTATGTTAATGTTGTTAAAGAAATTTCTGTAAATCCAACTTCTGGCATTGTTACTGACATTTATGTCTCAAGAGTACCATCTTCAATTTCTGTAGGTTCTTCTTTGGGTATTGGGACAGAATTTTTCTCAGTATTAAATATTTTCTCTGACAGAAATATCCTCAGGGTTAAGAGAGGAGTAACTGGTTCTGCACATACTACTGGAACCAAGATTTATATTAAATCTAATAAGATTGATATTCCAATTTCGAATGATTATTTTGATTCTGAATATAATGAACCAGTTTACTTTAACCCTGTTCTTTCAGTAGGAATTGGGTCAACTGCATCAAACGTCGAATCAATAAATTATCCTGTTGGAGATTTTTCAAGACCAATATCAGTACAGACTCAAAGCATTTATATCCCAAATCATCCATTTAAAACAAATCAAGCGGTTGTATTAGCGAAACCATCTGTAGCAACAACATCAATATCAGTTGGTTCTACCGAAATAAGTCCTAATTTTGGAATTCCTTCTGCAGAATCCCAAGTCCTATATGTAATCAACAAATCTAAAGATTTTATTGGTCTCGCAACAGAAGTTGGTTTGACTACTACTGGCGGCGTATTTTTCTTTGATAATGGCGAAAATAGTTATGAGTATTCATTGACTCCAGTAAAAAATAGTGTAATTGGTAATATTATTGACAATAAAACGGTTGTTTCCTTATCAACATCACACACTCTAAAACTTGGTGATAGTGTTACTTTATCGGTAAAACCAGAAGGAACACAGGGAATTGGAAATAGTGATTATGTTTATTTAAAATATAACTCAAATTATGATAAAATTTTAGTCAATCCAATAGGATTTGGGTCAGCATCTGTAGATTCTTTTGCAAATACTATAACACTGCCACTTCATGGTTTACAAACTGGTAATAAAGTTTTTTATGATGCAAATGATTTAATTGTTAGTGGTTTAGAGACAGGTTCGTATTATGTTTATAGAATAGATGATAATAAGATCAATCTTTGTGAAACTTTAAATGATTTAAAATCAAATCCAATTATTACTGTTGGATTTGCAAATACTGGTGGATCATCTCAAGAATTAAGTCTAATAAACCCACCATTAACACCATATAAAAATAATAATTTAAAATTTGATACTTCAGATTCTTCACTAGTAGGATTTAAACTACAGTTCTTTACAGATTCACAATTATCTAATGAATTTGTTTCTGTTGGAACAACAGATCAATTTAATATTACTAAGACTGGTATATTTGGAACTTCTGGTTCTAATGTTACCATAGATTATTCGAATAATATACCTTCGAAATTATTCTATAGTTTAGAAAAATCAGGTTTTATAAGCACATCTGATACAACAGTTACTGATTATTCTCAAATTAGATATATTGACAGTGTTTATTCTGGAACATATGCAATATCTGGTGTTGGTAATACAACTTTTGATATTGCATTGAGAACTAGACCAGAGTCAGATTCGTATACTTTTAATGAGGGTGATTTAGAATATACAACTACTTCAAGATCTTCTACTGGTGGTGTTGACAAAGTTGATATCGTATTTGGTGGATTTGGATATAAGAAAATACCATCATTCGTCGAAATACGATCAGTAAATGGCACCAATGCTAACATATCCATTTCTGGTGTAGATATTGGTAATGTTAGAGAATTTAGAATTTTAAATCAAGGATTTGAATACGCATCCGATAAAACTTTAAGACCAGAAGCTTTGGTTTCTCCAATAGTAAATTTGGTGGATAACAATGAGATTGTTTCTGTAGGTGTTAATTTTGGAGGAAGAAACTATACATCTCCACCAGAGTTGGTTATATTTAATCCTGTAACTAAAACAGTTATAAATTCTGGTTTCTTAAAGGCAAATACTTATTCTTCATCCATAAGTAATGTAGAAGTTGTTGATGTACCTAAGGGTTTAAATTCGGTACTTCACGAAATATACACGGTTCAGAATAGTAATGGTGTTGGTATTTCCAGTGTTATTACGTCTGGAGTAGGAATTGTTACCGCATTCCTAACAACACCATTTTTAGGATTTAGCACCGCACCATTTACTGAAGGTGATCAAATATTTGTAGAAAACATTACTCTAGAAAGACCTGGAACAGGATTTAATTCCAGAGATTATGACTTTACTTTCTTCAGAGTTTCTTCATTTGAAAATACAATTCCAGCAAAATTAGAATATAGTATTTCTGAAGTTGCTGTTGGAAATCCAGGATTAGCAAAAACAGAACAGTTTTCGTTTGCATCTATTACAAAGAAAGTCGATTATCCGACTTTTACACCTATACAACAAAGATCTGATTTTGTGATTGGTGAGCAAGTATCTATTAGATTGGGAACTAATGATTTTATTGAAACTGATTTAGTTGTTACGGATTTTAGATCTAATACCGTAAAACTTTTTGGAGAATATGAGTTATCTGTTGGTGATATTATTAGAGGTTCTTTATCTGGAACTGAAGCAACAGTTAATAGTGGAACAACCAATCTTGGTAGATTTGAGACCTCATATTCCTTAACCAAGAATTTTGGTTGGTTGGATGATGTTGGTAAGCTAGATGAAGATTATCAAGTTATACCTGATAATGATTACTATCAAAACTTAGCATATTCTATTAAGAGTAGCAAAACATATGATCAAATTATAGACTCTGTTAATAGATTATTACATCCATCAGGTCTTAAGAATTTTGCAGATACTCAAGTATCTTCGGCATCTTCTTTGTCAGTACAATCATCAGATATTGATAATATTGCAATCTTTGATTTGATTGATGAAAAAAGAGTTGATGCCATATACAATGTTGACTTAGTTTTTGATCAGGATATTATTAAATCTGACGGTAAGACTTATTCCAAATTTGTTAAGTTTAAAAATAAGAAATTATCGGACTATATTGAGTGTAGAACTAATAGAGTTCTCTCAATAGATAATATTGGTCCACAGTTTTCTAATGCAAATACTGCGGAACAAGGATTTACGGATCTTTACACATACATAGAACCATTCGCAAGATTTTTAATACAAATTAAAAATACTAAAACTAGAGAGACTCAACTCACAGAGTTGATTGTCCTTTACACCGATAGTGATGTTTTAATCGAAGGTATTAAAGATGCGAACGTATTCAGTATTGAGAAGGGAACTTTATCATCCAATGGGGATCAAAGACCTGTTGCAGACTTACAAGGTAATGTTGATCAGTTTGACAACTTGACTCTGAGAATTTTCCCAGAATCTATTTTTACTGATGATTATGACATCAAGATTCTATTAAATCAATATAATACAACAATATCTGGAATTAGTAGTGCTTTATCGATTGGTTCCGTAAATCTTTATGCTGAAAGTGATCAAGCATTGGGAATCAACACCACAACTATTTTCCAAGTCGATGCTAATACTACACAATCTTTCTTTGGTTCTGTTCACATTTTAGACTTGGACAATAATGAACAAAACTACTATGAGGTTTATGTTTCGCATGATGGTGTAGATGCATACCAATCCGAATTTATTGTTGATAACAATAAGTATAGTACTGAAGTTTCATCGATATCAATTGGATCTTTCACATCTTACATAGAATCTGGAGTATTAAAGTTAGATTTTGCCAATAACAGAACATCAACACAACAAATAAGATCTAGAATTATTGGATTTGGTACTTTTGTATCAAAATCAGTTGGGTTGGGAACTTATAGATTTGCACTAGAAGGACAGGAGAATGAAAGAAGTGCAAGATATGTAACCAATTTAACTGAAAGTGTTGGTGGATCTTCGACTTCATATGTTGGATTTAGTAGTAATTTGATAACTAGTGTTAAGAGTTATGTTAATGTAAGTATTGGAGAAACAAAGGCTCTTCATCAATTAATGGTAATGCATGATGGAAGAGATATCTATACTCTACAAGGTCCATTCCTATCGATTGGTAGCACAACTGGTATAGGTACATTTGGTGGAGAATATCAAGGTGATCGTTTAGAATTGAAGTTTTATCCAGATCCTGGTATAACAGGAACCTATGAAATAATAAGTTTTAATGAACAACTTTACACTGAAATAGATGCTGCTAATATTCCCCCAGATTTGATCAATGGACCAATTACCGAAAAAGTTTTCCTTGGAGAATTTAATGGATCTCAAGGAGATAGAATTAATCGTTTAGATTTTGGTTTGTCTCATGAGGGAACTCCAATTTTTAGCAAATTATTTAATCCATCACTCCCAGAGGTGTTAAATACTGAAACTGGTGTTTTCACTGTTAAAAACCACTTTTTCTCCCCATCCGAAAATGTTGAGTACACTCCACAATCAACATTTATTGGTTTACCTGCAGTCCCAATCGGAATAGGAGAAACTTTAGTTGGTGGAACAACATTTGTTGGAGACTTGATTGCTGGATTTAGCACCATAACTGGAGTTTCTACTTCTTCTGGTTTGACTCCTGGTCAATCTGTAATTGGTTTTGGAGTTCCATCTGGTAGTACTATTGTAAGTGTTGGTGAAACCTACAGATATTTCATTGGCAATGTTTCTACAGGATCTACAGTAATTACTGGAATTGCAAATACTGCAGTATTAACTGTTGGATCTGGTATATATTCTGGAAATGGAACTTCGATAGGATCGATCGTTGCAGTTGGTGTTGGATCAATTACTGCTAGTACAACTGTCGCTGCTGGAACTGGAGTTACTTATTATTCAGATACTCTTAGTATTGGCGTTTCATTATCAACAGTTTCCGTTGGTTCTAGTTTTAGAGTAACTTATACATCTGGTATTGCAACTGATGTTTGCCCATCAAATGTTTATGTAATTAAACTAGACAATGATAGATTTAAGATAACTGGAACTCAAAATAGTGGTATTGGATTTACATTTACTTCCAGGGGAAGTGGAAATGCACATAAATTTACAATGGCAAAGAGATTAGAAAAATCTCTGATAGTTGTAGATAATGTAATACAGTATCCATTAGCATATACTCCAATTAATTATTCGCTGGTTAATAATAGTGGACAAGTTTCTCTTGCATCTACTATTTTCAGTATCAGTGGAATTAGTTCGATAAGAATTAACGATGTCTTGAAAGTTGGAAACGAATTCATGAAGATCGTTAATTTTGGTACTGGTCCAAGTGAAACTGGTCCAATAAGTGGTGTTGGAACATATCTGCTAATGAATGTTGAGAGAGGATTCTCTGGATCAATATCTACCAATCATCCAGATGGAACTGAAGCTAGGGTTTACAGGGGAGGATATAATATTGAAGATAGCACTTTATACTTCACACAAGCACCTCTTGGTAGTGGTTTTGCTAGACTTGACAATAGCAATTTACTTAAAGCGTATTCATCCTTTGATGGTAGAGTATATTTAAGAAAAGACTATGCAACGAACAAAGTATATGATGATATATCAGATAGTTTCACTGGAATTGGAGAAACTTATGTCTTAACTTCTTTAGGTGAAGATACGACAGGAATAGAACCTGGTAACAGTATTTTATTCAACAACCAGTTATTCCAAATACCAACAACAGAAAACAACTCTGGAAATAATTATGAATTGCAAGAGACTGGTGGAAAAACCGAAGTCATTTACAGTGGTATTACATCATCTGATGGATCGAAAGTTAAATCTTTAGTTGATTATAATCAGAATCAACTTCCAAGAGGTGGTATCATCATTTCTCTTGGATCAACTAGTGGATTGGGTTATGCAATACCTGAGGGTGCTAGTGTTGGTGTTAAAACAGGACCTTCTGGTGAGATTACCGAAATCATTGGATATGCAACTACCGCATCATATAATTCATTCACTGGATTTACATATTCTCATGTAACTGGTATTGCAACAATTACTACATCAGATGCTCATGGATTTGTGTATGGTGATCAAATTTCTATTAGAAATCTTAAACTAGAGTGTCCAGATGGATATGCTGGAATAACTCCAAACGTTGCAATTAGTACAGTTGCATATAATAAGACGACTGGAATTATGACCGTAACAACGGCATCTCCACACTATCTTGCAACTGGCGTTAATTTAAGGTTACGCAATCTTAACTTTAATTGTAGTGGTCCTTCTGGAATTACAACAACAATATTCCCAGATGGAACAAGGGGTTATATCTTTACAACTAATAAGATCATCAACTCAACTAGTTTCGAAACTAATGTTGGTATAAGCACCATTACCCATAATTATTTGGGCGGTGGAACTGTAGAGGTTGGAATTACAACTGACATATTCCCAGATGAAAGAGGAATACCATATACAGTCAGTAATTTTGATTATCACAAAACAACTGGTGTATCAACAATAACATTTAATTATGATCACAACTTTACTGTCAGTGATACTATTAAGTTAAAGAATATTGTGTTTGATTGCCCAATCGGTGCTGGTGCAACTATAGGTATTACATCTGTAACTTATGATAATGTTACTGGTATTATGACGGTAAGCACTGATTGGAATCATCTACTTTCCCCAGGAAATACAATCAGACTATTCGATCTTAACTTCTCTTGTGACTCTTCTGGATATGGTACAACCACTATTTTCCCAGATGGAACTCAAGGATATTATTTCCCAGTTAATACCGTAGGATTCCCAACACAATTTACTACTAATGTAGGAACTTCTACAATTTCTCATTATTACGTTGAGGGTGGTTACGTTCAGGTTGGTATTACAACCAGTGTATTTCCAGACGCAATTAGTACTGGTAATCCAGGTGGTGATGCAAATTATCAAATTGTCAGTATTCCTAGCTCAAACTCTATCGTTGTAAATGTTGGACCATCAACAATTACTCACAATTATGTTGGTGATGGATATGCTTATGCTAAGAAGAGAGTAGGACCTTATAGAGTTAGAACAATTATCGATGATAATACTTTCCAGGCAGATTTGTATAAAGTTGGATTCGCACACACTTATGTAAGTGGTGGCGAAGTAAGTAAGTATTATAATTTTGGTATTGGTGCTGGATATAGAGGTGGAGAAGTTAGTATTGCAATAACCTCTCCAACTGGATATGGTGCTGAAGTAACTGCTTTCACTGGAATAGGTGGAACTTTAGGATTTACTATTAATAATGCTGGGTCGGGATATGCATTTACAAACACTTATGTATCTGTCCCAGAACCATCATATGAGAACTTAAATATCGTTGGAGTCTCTAGAGTTGGCATTGGAAGTACTTCTGAAACTGGTATTGGTGCATTAATTACTGTAGAAATTGATGCAGCACAAGGTGAATATGGTGGAACTATAGCAATTACAACAGCAAATTATAATAAAACTACAGGAATTCTAACTGTTACTACTGATTCCGTTCACAACTTAATTGCTGGTAACCATGTACAGTTATATGATCTTAAGTTTGATTGCCCAATTGGTGTTGGAGCAACTATAGGCATTACATCAGTAACCTATGATAATGTTACTGGTATTATGACTGTTAGCACTGCTTGGGACCATCTCCAACTATCTGGGCGTACTATTAGACTATTTGATCTGAACTTCTCCTGCGACTCATCTGGATATGGTACAACCACTCTGTTCCCAGATGGTTCTCAGGGTTATTACTTCCCAGTAAACAGTGTTGGATTTGCAACAGAGTTTACAACCAATGTTGGAACATCGACTATCTCCCATTATTACGTTGAGGGTGGTTATGTTCAGGTTGGTATAACAACGAATATCTTCCCAGATGGCACCAGAGGATCTGAATATTCAGTCTCCAGTGTGGTTGATCCTAATACATTTGTAGTAAATACGGGAGTATCAACCATCACTCATAACTATGTTAGTGGTGGTTATATTCAACCGATTGGTATTGGAACTGGTACTGGAGAAGTTCGCAATTTTAAAATTGTTAGACCTGGTTATGCGTTCCAAATAGGAGATGTATTTACTGCAGTTGGTCTTGTTACTGCAAAAGGTTATGCTCAACCAATAGCACCTTTTGAGTTAACGGTTCTAAGCACTTACACAGATAACTTTGCTGCCTGGCAGTTTGGTGAACTTGATTTTATTGATAGCATTAAACCATTGCAGAATGGTTCTAGAGTGAGATTCCCACTATTGTATAAGGGTCAATTATTGAGTTTTGAGAAAGATCGGAATGATCCAGATTCATCACAAATTGATTTAGATACTGTTTTATTAATATTCATAAATGGTGTCCCACAAACACCAAAAGTTGCATACACATTTGATGGCGGTACTTCATTCACATTCACTTCCCCACCTTCTGCAGAGTCAGAAATTGCAATATTCTTCTATAGAGGAACTAGAAATTCTGATAGTGTCTTTGTTAATGTAAATGAGACTATCAAAAAGGGTGATGATATTGAGATCACACCAAATAATGATATAAGAACGACAGTTGGACAAGAACCAAGAGTTGTTTATGAGGTTGCAGCAGCTGATAAATTGGAAACCAATTTGTATGCAGGTGCAGGAATAAATGATAGTGATCCAAAACCACTTATATGGACTAAGCAAAAGACTGACAAGTATATCTCTGGAGATATTGTTTATAAGTCTAGAGATATACTTGAGACTCAAGTTTTCCCCACAGCTAGAATTATTAAAAATGTTGGTCTAGATGAAACTGAATTATTCATCGACAATCCAGGTTTATTCACTTACGAAGAAGATAGACCAACATCTACACTATCAGTTGCTGCATTCGATGCTCTTATTATTACATCATCAGAAGATCCAGTTGCAGCTAAAATAACTGCTGCTGTAAGTGCTGGGGGTACAATCCAATCCCTTTCCGTACAATCTGGAGGAAGCGGATATACTGGTTCTACAGTAAATATCGCTATAGCCGCTCCAAAGAGTATTGGAGTTGGCGTGGGAACAACAGCAACAGCGACAGCAACTATTGTTAATGGTGAAATAGTATCAGCAACTGTAGTTAATCCTGGTTTTGGGTATGTTAATCCACCAAATGTTATTGCACCAGTATCTTCACTAACATATGAAAATATTACCAGTATAAATGATTTGTTTGGTTTCTCTGGTATTGTAACTGGTATAACAACAACTACTGGAACTGGTGGTCATCCACTCGCACTTAAGTTCTTCTTAAATGCTGATGTATCGTTTGCTCCACTGCTACAAGGTTATCCGATTAGTATTTTTGATACTAACGTTGGTTCTGGCGCAACCTCTGTTGATTCTGATGATTCTTCTGTTGTTGGTATTGGAACTACATATTTGGATAATATTTACTACATCCACAGTATAGATTTTGCTGGTGGAAATGCTGAGATAGTAACAAATATTGCATCTGGTAGTCCAGTATCTGGCATATCAACCGTTGGTACTGGATTAACAAATGTTGGAAGATTTGGTTGGGGAAGACTAACTGGGTTTGAAAGATCCTCGTCTCAAATTGCAATTGCAGTTACAGGATTTACTGTTAATCCTGGTCTCACGACATTCCCATTCATTCAAAGAAGGGGTTATGGTTTAAGAGATGGTGGGGCACTCAGAAAAATCCTACAATAAAACCACATAAATAGAGAAAAAACTAATAACATGGCATCTATTGTCACAGATCAGTTTAGAATATTAAACGCTAATAATTTTGTTGAGTCTATCGCAGATTCGAATAATTCATATTATGTTTTTGTAGGATTAACAAATCCAACTCAAGTTGGATTTGGAAGAACCGATGATTGGGATACAAATGTCCCAAATCCAGTCGATTCTATTAATTATCTGAATCATAGTTATGATAACATGATTTATGGAAAGAAAGTTACTCTTTCGAATGTCAAGAGATTGGTAAGACGAGTTGATTGGACTCAGGGGTCAAGATATGAAATTTATAGACATGATTATACGATTAATACACCATCTGCAATAACACAATCTTCTAGATTGTATGATGCAAATTACTATGTAATGAACTCTGATTACAGAGTTTATATTTGCATAGATAATGGTTCATCTGGAATTAATACGGTAGGTAACGCATCACAAGATCAACCACAATTTACAGATCTTGAACCAGCAAAAGCAGGTGAGAGTGGTGATGGATACATATGGAAATACCTATTTACAGTTTCGCCTAGTGATATTGTTAAATTTGATTCAACCGACTACATCTCTGTCCCAAATAATTGGGATAACTCAACAGATGCTCAAATACAAGCAATTAGAGAGAATGGTGATTCCTCGGTCAATGAAAACCAGATTAAAAAGGTATATATTGAAAGACAAGGTGAAAACTACTCCAGTGGTTTGGGGCAAGAAGTTAATATATTAGGTGATGGTACTGGTGGTAAAGTTGTTCTTGATGTTGTGGGTGGTAAAATAACCAATGCTGTTGTTTCCTCTGGTGGTAAAGGTTATACATATGGAATAGTTGATTTGGGTCCAATAAACTCAAATGTTATTCCTGCAAAAGCAGCAAAATTAGTCCCGATTATCCCACCATCAAAAGGACATGGTTATGATTTATATAAAGAGTTGGGAACTGATAAGGTTCTAGTTTATGCCAGATTTGATGACTCCACAAAAGATTTTCCAGTTGATACCAAATTTTCACAAATTGGTATCGTAAAAAATCCAACATCTATTGGATCAACTAATGTTTTCCAGGAGAATCAATTCACATCATCATATGCTATAAAGTTTTCATCAACTAATGGTACATTGAGTGTTGGTGATATTCTTAGACAACCCGTTACTGGCGGAATTGCTGTTGGTTACGTTGCTTCATATGATCTAGATACAAAAGTTGCAAAATATACCAGAGATAGGTCATTATATTTTAATGACGGATCTTTGGATCAAACAGATTATGTTGGCATCTCAACTGGAGGCAAAGTCTTAAATTTCGAATCCTCAGCAACGGTAATTACAACAGCTGGTGGTTTTTCTGGGTCAGTTGATGTTGGTTTTAGTGGAATCACAACAAATCCAACGGGAACAAGAGTTATAAATTTAGGAGTTCAGTTCACTCATGGTCTTGCTTCACCTGAAATAAATAAATCATCTGGTGAAATTGTTTATTTGGACAACCGCCCTTTGATAGCAAGAAATCCTAGACAGAAAGAAGACGTTAAAATTATTCTGGAATTTTAAAAAATGCCACAAAAGACTAATTTAAATATAAATCCATATTATGACGATTTCGATAAAAATGAAAATTTTTATCGAGTTCTGTTTAAACCTGGATTTCCAGTTCAAGCAAGAGAACTAACTCAATTACAGAGTATTCTCCAAAACCAAATCGAATCTTTTGGTAGTCATCTTTTTAAAGAAGGGTCTATGGTGATTCCAGGTGGAATTACCTATGACGATGCATATTATGCAATTAAGGTTAACCCAGATCATCTTGGGGTTGACATCTCTTTATATTTGGATAAGTTAAAAGGGGTTACGATTCAGGGGCAAAATTCTGGTGTAACTGCGGTTGTCGATAATTATGTCTTGCCACCAAATTTAAACGTCGAACAACCAACACTGTTTGTTAAATATAGAAGTGCTGGAGCAGACGAGGTCTTTACAACTTTTGAGGATAGTGAGTTATTAATAACTCAATCAAATATACAATATGGTAATACAATTATTAACCAAGGTTCTACTGTAGCGACTGTTTTTTCACTGGGTGCTTCTGCTATCGGAACCAGAGTTAATCTTTCATCTGGAGTTTACTTTATTAGAGGAACTTTTGTAGATGTTCCAGAATCTCAAATTATTCTCGACCCGTATGATAATACACCATCATATAGAGTTGGTCTATCTATTTTAGAAGAAATCGTATCTGCTAGTGATGATGATACTTTGTATGATAATGCAAAAGGATTCTCTAATTACGCAGCTCCTGGAGCAGATAGATTAAAAATAACAGCAACTTTATCTAAAAAATCATTAAATGATTTTGATGATAAAAACTTTGTAGAATTACTAAGACTTGATAACGGAGCAATTAAAAAGTTCGTTGAGAAAACTCAATATAATATTATAAGAGATTATTTTGCAAAAAGAACATATGAAGAGTCTGGTGACTACGCAGTAGATAAATTTGATGTTGAGGTAGCAAATTCTTTAAATGATTTTATATCTTCTGATGGTGTATTTTTGAGCACTCAAAAAACAGACGAAGGAAATGATCCATCAGAAGATCTTTTGGCGATAAAAATTTCTGCAGGAAAAGCATATGTCCGTGGTTTTGATGTAGAAACTCCTGGAACAACAATAATCGATGTAGATAAACCAAGAGATACTAAAGAAGTTCCAACATCACTAGTTCCTTTTGAGTTAGGTTCACTACTGAGAGTTAATAATGTTTATGGTACTCCGTATGTGGGTATTAATGAAACCACAAATACAGTAGAACTTAGAGATCGTAGAATAACTAATCCAACATCAGCAGCAGGATCTGCAATTGGAAAAGCAAGAGTTTATTCTTTCGGTCTATCAGAAGCATCATATTTAAACCCATCAACTCAATGGGATCTGTACCTTTTTGATATTCAAACTTACACAACATTAGAGTTAAACACTTCACTTGTTGCACAACAATGCCCAGCATCCTCTTTTATCAGGGGTGTGAGTAGCGGAGCAACTGGATATGTCGTTTCCGCCCCCGCAGGAACGTCTGTCAGTCTTTCTCAAGTTTCTGGAAATTTCATCGCAGGAGAACAAATTTATATTAATGAAACTCTAGAATTTTCTAGATCAATTAAAAAGGTAAAAGATTATACTATCGATGATATAAAGTCAGTATATCAAGCAAGTACATCTATTACTGCACAATTAAAGACAATTTTTAATGCTGATGTAGTTCTTCATCAAAAAATTGCGCCAGGTTTTAGTATTACAGATAATATTTTTATATCAACAGCAGGTGTCGCAACTTGTGCTGGAAGATCATTCTTAGGTATTAGATCGGATACTATTATTAGATATCAAGAAGTTGGAGTTGCAACGGCAAAGTTCAATAGAGTTTCCTATGTTTCTGCTGATGGAAAAACAGCACAATTAGTTGGCATCTCTAGTGATGTAGTAGGTGTTTCTTTGGGATCACTACCAAGTGCTGCATTTAGTGGACCATTCTCAATAGCAACTCCAATTTTAAGACAAAAAGAAGATATCACATTAACATCTCAACTCAATTCAACAAATATTGAGAGAGTTAATCTTTCACAATCTAATCTTTTAATCAGTCATCAGTTAAGAGAACTTAGTACAGATGCTAATGGTGATTTGGTCGTTAACATTTCAGCAACTGGAATTACCAGCGCGTTCTTCGAATCTTATGATGCGGATCGCTATTCTGTCCATTATGCTAATGGAACAATAGAAGATTTGACATCAGATCAGTTTGAATTGACTTCGAATAGTACATCATTAACTTTAAGTGGATTAAAAGTTAGTCAGTCAAACAATGTAACTCTTAATACGACGGTTAGAAAAATCTCAGTTAAAAATAAGCAAAAGAGATACATAAGAAGTGAAAAATTAGCAGTTACTAGAACTGTTTCTGCAGCGTCAACTAATATTACTGGTTTAACAACTAGTTTCTATTATGGTGTTAGAGTTGAGGACCGAGAGGTAAGTCTTAACTATCCAGATGTTGCAAATGTTATTGCTGTATACGAATCTCTAGATAAAAGCGCACCAGTTCTGGATAAATTAACTTTTGTTTCTGGATTAAATTTGGATACTGCATCAGTTGTTGGTGAAAAAATAACTGGAAAGACCAGTAATGCGGTAGCACAATTAGTAACTAGATCTTCATCCGTAGAAGTTGAATTTGTCTATTTAAATAGATCTAAATTTATTTTGGGTGAGGAAGTCACTTTTGGCGAATCCAATATCCAATCAACAATACAAGGAATAACTCCTGGTCAATATTTAAATATATCTGATAGATATACCTTAGATAAAGGGCAGAAAGAGCAATATTATGATTATTCCAAGATAGTAAGAAAACTTGGTCAACCAGCACCCTCTAAAAGATTGCTAGTTATTTTTGATAGATATGAAGTTCCAATAAACGATACTGGAGATTTATATACCGTAAACTCTTATGATAAAGAGAGATATCAAAAAGATATTCCAACATTACCAGATGGAACCAGATTGTCTGATGTTTTAGATTTTAGACCAAGAGTTTCATATTTTGATGCTTATACATCATCACCATTTGATTACAATACCAGATCTTTTGGTTCTGTAACTTCTAACACGACTCTTGTTGTTGCTCCTAACGAAAGTTCTTTAATTGGTTATTCTTATTATCTACCAAGAATTGATAAAATCGTTCTCAATAAAGAGGGTCAATTCTCTTATCTCAGAGGAACTCCATCTGATGCACCAAAAGCACCAGAAAATGCAGAGTTTGCAATGGAAATTGCAACAATTGCTCTGCCAGCTTATCTCTATTATCCAAGAAAAGAAGCAAAGATTACTTTGGTCGATAATAGAAGATATACAATGAGAGATATTGGAAAATTAGAAGATAGAATTGAAAATTTAGAAATTGTAACTTCTTTAACTTTACTGGAGTTAGATACAAAATCTCTTCAAGTTCAGGATGCTGATGGTTTAACTAGATTTAAGTCTGGATTCTTTGTTGATGATTTTAAAGATAATGTATTGTTTGGACCTGGTACAAAAGCGGATATTGATGTTAACCAGAATCTGTTAATTACTGAAACCGATCTATATTCATTCCAACCACAGTTGGCATTGGACCCATCAGTTGATGAAAATACCGCAGATTTTAGCACTGATTTACCACTGTTAGATCCAAATATTAAAAAAACTGGGGAAATGCTTACCCTAAACTATGAGGAAAAGGGTTGGATTGAGCAACCCCTTGCATCTAGAGTGGAAAATGTAAACCCATTTAATATGGTTGCATTCTTTGGATCTGTTATCCTTAGACCTAATTCTGATACTTGGGTTAGAAATGTTTATGTTCCTGGAGGAACTAGACAAGTAACAGGTGGAAGTGATTATGAATATATTGAGAATATTAAGATTGCATCCGAACCAGAAAAGTGGATGAGATCTAGGAATATTGAGTTTGTTGCTGGTGGTTTAAGACCAGGAGACAACTATTATACATTCTTAGATAGTGTAAGTGGTATTGATATAATACCAAAAGTTTTGGAAATTGAAATGCAATCTGGGGTTTTCCAGATCGGAGAAACTGTTGAGGGTTATGTTGGCAATGAAAGAATAATCAGATTTAGAGCTGCTTCTCCAGTTCATAAAGATGGTGCATATAATGATCCATCTAGAGAATATGCAGTCAATCCATATAATTTCTCACAGTCAATGCCAAGAAATTATTCGGCATCTTCAACTGTGCTAAACGTTGACACTAATGCTATGTCTCGTGAAGCAATCGGAGAATATTTTGGTAGAGTTGAGGTTGGTTGCGTTCTATATGGAAGAACATCAAATGCAGTAGCAAACGTAACAAGAGTACGTTTAAGAACTGATAACTTTGGAGATTTGTTGGGATGTTTCTATCTTAGAGATCCTCTGACAAATCCACCACCAGCAATTCGGATTGGTACTGGAACTAAGTCTTTCCAGATTACTACTAGTTCCACAAATGCACAACCACTACCAGGAAGTTTACTAATCAGTAACGCTGAAACAACCTATTCATCTACTGGTATTGTTGATACGTATCGTCAAGATCGTGTTATTGTTAGAAGACCTCCCCCACCACCAAGAAGAGGTAAAGGAAAGGATCCTCTAGCACAATCATTTACAGTTGATGAGACTGGTGCATTCCTAACATCTGTAGACTTATTCTTTGCGAGTAAGGATGAATCTGAAAGATGTTTTGTCGAAGTTCGTGAAGTTGAGTTGGGAACTCCCAGAAATACTGCTATGGCAGATTATGCTGGTCAAGCACTAGAACCATCGGAGATTGGTATCTCAACAAATGCTACAGTTCCAACCAGAGTTACATTCCCATCTCCAATTTATCTGGAACCAAGAAGAGAATACGCAATTGTTGTTCTTGCACCTAGCACTAATAATTATGAATTGTGGGTTGCAAGAATGGGTGAAAAAACTGTTAATTCACAGTTCCTACCAGATGCTGAAAGTGTTATCGTAACTAAGCAGTACACTGGTGGATCTCTATTTAAATCTCAGAATGGATCAATCTGGACTGCAAGTCAGTTTGAGGATATGAAGTTTAAACTTTATAAAGCAAACTTTACATCTACAGATGGAACAGCGTATTTCTATAATCCAAGTTTAGGTATTGATGACCTCAATACTCCTGGTCTGTTGCCCAACCCAATCAAAGTAAATCCAAGAAAATTAAAAGTTGGTATTACTACAACAACAGTTCTTGGAACAGTGTTGGTTCCAGGAACAAAAGTCAGTGAAGGTACTCAACCAGGTCCTTATGGATTTATTGAAAAATTGGGAAGCAAGATTACTACTGCCAACATTACAAATCCTGGAGTTGGATATACATCTAGCGCATCTTATACAGCAGTTCCTCTTTATAATATTACTGGGTCTGGAACTGGTGCGACTGCAAACCTAACTTTTAGTGGAAATGTTTTAACGGGCATTACCGTTAATAATGCTGGAAATGGATATGCTGTTGGTGATGTTTTGGGCGTAACCACTAGTTCTGTTGGAAAAGGTAGAAATGCCGCAATTACAGTTACTTCTATTAATGGTATTGATACTTTATATCTAACCAATGTACAGGGAGAGCAATTTACATCATCTGAACCATTAGTTTATTATTCTGGTTCTACTTCCGTTTCTTTAGCACTTACAACTATTTTAAGTTCCTCAGTAGTAAGCGAAATTTATGATGGAACTGTATTTGAGGTTACCTCATACGGTCACTCAATGCACTCACTGAACAATCTTGTTCAGATTAAAGGTATAGAACCAGATACGATTCCAACAACACTATCTGGTGAATTTGGTTTATCCGATAATACATTATCAATTGCAAGTACAAGTGGATTTAATGTATTTGAGGGAATCTCAACATCAAGAGGATATATCCAAGTTGGTCCAGAAGTAATGTTCTATACTGATATTGGTTCTGGAACTTTAGGAATTTCTTCAAGAGGCGTTGATGGAACACCAATCATCACACACCAGACAGGAGAACTAGTTTATAAGTATGAAATTGGTGGAGCATCGCTTACACGTATTAATAAAACGCACAATTTCCCAACTAGTCAATCTCTGCAAGATGTTAATGATCTAAATCATTATTACTTACAGATTGATAGACCAGCATCTCGATCATCTGGTGATAATTTACTCTCATTTGGTAAAGAGTTCCAGGGAGGAGGTTCTTTTGGTGAAGCTTCACGAAACTTACAATACTCTGGCATTACTCCTCAAGTTAGAGCAGTTGCTCCAGGAGATTCCACTTCAATATCTGCACAAGCAAGAACAGTAAGTGGAACTAGTGCAGGTGGAAATGAAGTTTCCTTTATTGATCAGGGATATGAAAACGTTAGACTGAATGAACTCAATCGCCTATCAACTACTAGATTAGTTGCATCTAGGATTAATGAATCTACTAGATTGACGGATCTTCCAAAGAACAGATCTTTAACTTTAGGCGTCAGACTTCAGACTGAAGATCCAAACTTGTCACCAGTAATTGATCTAAACTCTACAAATGTTATTGTTCGTAGAAGTAAATTAAATGCTCCAGTCAGTGATTATGTAACCGATGGAAGAGTTAATCAGGTTGATGATGATCCACATGCAGCAGTTTATGTAACTAAGAGAGTAAATCTGGCACAACCAGCAACATCACTTAAAACCTTAATTGCAGCAAATAGACCAGAATCTTCTGATATTAGAGTTCTTTATAGATTGTTTAGACCAGATTCTAGTGGTATCGAACCAACATTTGAGCTATTCCCTGGATATGACAATCTAGTTGATACTGATGGAGATGGGTTTGGTGATACAATCGTTGACGAATCCCTAAAAACTGGAAGGTCTGATGCTCAAGTAAGAGCAAGTAGAGACGGTGAATTTTTAGAATATCAGTATACAATTGATAATTTGAGTCCCTTTATCGGATACCAGATTAAAGTTGTTATGAGTGGAACTGATGAATCTAAACCACCAGAATTAAAAGACATTAGAACAATTGCATTAGCATAATATGATTAAGGTAGAAGGTCATAGTAACCTATATCGAGATGAAGAAAGCGGAGCGATTATGAATCTCGACTCCGCTGGTTATCAGGAGTATGTTAAAAAAAGAAACGCTAAGATTAGAGAAAAAGAAGAAATTTCTTCTTTAAAATCTGAAATTAGTGAGATAAAATTGATGCTCCAACAAATCCTTAAAGACAAAAACTAGGTTGCTTTAAAATATAAATAAATATAGAATTTGATTTTATTAAATGGCCGCAGTATATACTAGTAATCTGGTTATAAATGCTGGCACAGACTATAGTCAAGTGTTTTCTTTAGAAAATAATACTTCCAGCTCAAATTTGGACTTATCTCCATATAGTGTTGCTGCAATGTTGAGAAAACACCACGGCAGTAGCACTGCTACTGTTTTTGCAGCACAGGTGACTGATGCTATCGCTGGAACTATTCGAATTGGTTTGGGATCAACTATAACTTCCACATTAAAACCAGGAAGATATGTATATGATGTTGTAATAATAAATGCAAGTGGTAACAAAACACGTGTTGTAGAGGGTATGGCACTAGTTAGAGAAGGAGTTACTCGGTAATGGCAGACATAAGGGTCAGAGTCGGACAACAACCTGCTATTAAAGTCGTTTCATCACTTGCTGGTGAAGTGAGTGGTACTCTAGCAAATTTGAGTGATGTTAATACATCCGCTTTGGCAAATGGTGCTGTTCTTGTATATAACGGAACAACTGGAAGATGGGACGCAACTCTGGAATTAACCCCAGGAGTTACACAGAATTTAGACATTAACGGAGGTAGCTTCTAATGGCAAGTATCATCAGGGTCAAAAGATCTAGTGGTACTAACATACCAGGAACCCTACAATGGGGTGAGATGGCGTATGTCACTGGTATTGGTAGTTATGGCGGATTAAACCAATATAAAGATAGAGTTTTTATTGGTGACGACGGATCCAATGTTTTATCTATTGGTGGTCGTTATTACACCTCCATGATGGATCACCAACCTGGTACTGTCCAGGGTGTTTCTAATACTAGAAATTCAGATGGTGGCATTGTTGCCATCATGGACAACAATAGAAAAGTTGATCAATGGAACGTAGATAATCTTCGTTTAGATGGTAACGTTTTTTCGAGTGAAAACGTAAATGGTGATATTATTGTTTCACCAAATGGTACGGGAGATTTCATATTCACTGGTGGAGCATCTCAACAATATAGAATAAATGATGGTGTAATCGATCGTTTTGTTATTGATACTATTAATGGATCAACAACCGTTAATCAGGGAACACTAACTGGAAATGAACCAACTTTAGAATCTGGTGCTACTTGGAACAATCCAGGAGTTGCTTTTACTGGCATTACGTTTAATGCAATTAATCTAGATTCTGCTGCAGGATCTAGTTTATTACTCTTAAGAGCAAATAGTCAGGACGTATTTTCTGTTGGTGTAAATGGTATTACCACTACAACTGGTATTGGAACAGTTGTTGCTGGTGCTGGTGGACCTGGTAATTTCTTTGTCAATAATCTTCTAAGTGCTCAAACAACAACAACTCAAAACTTAAATGTTTTAAGTTCATTAAATCTAATTGGTATTACAACCTTTACAGGTAGAATTAATCAAACTGGTTTATTTTACAATCAAGGTGGGGCGGTAATTGATAATATTGGCATTAGTTCTAATGTTATCTCTACAAAACCAGGTGCTGGTAATCAATTATTCATTGACCCATATCCAGATGGGAAAAGTAATGAAGGAACAGTCATCATTAAAGGTGATTTACAAGTTGATGGTACTACTGTTACTGTAAACTCATCATCTACAACCATTAATGATGCGATTCTTAGACTTGGTGATGTTACAACTGAAAGAGTTGTAATGAGTAACGCTGCTGCTGGTGTCAGCACTATTCGTTTAGATTCTGTTGTTGGTATTAATACTAATGATGTAGTTTCTGGTTCACCAAAACTTTCACCATCTGGTGTTACAACAATTACATCTATCGATACAAATAACAAGATTATAACCATCAATGATACTGTTCAGTCTGGTGGTATCTCAACAACTACACAGTTAGTTATTACTACTGGTTATGATACTAATACTGATCGTGGTATTTCTTACCAATACAATACTGGAATTGGATCTGGTAATAATAAATTAGGTTTCTTTGGATATGATGATAGCACTGGATATTGGACTTTTGTTCCAAATGCAACAAATACAAATGAAGTAATCAGTGGCGTCAAAGGAACCTTAGACGTTGGTGCGATGTATTTGGATTGGGCAGTATCTGGTATACATACTAGAGGTGCTCTATATTTTGATGCTAATGGAAAAATTATTAGCACAAATTCACCAGAAACAGGATATGCATCTACTTCTAACTTTGTTTTAACTACAAATGCAAGTAATGTTCCTGTTTGGACTGATGCAATTGACGGAGGTACGTTCTAAAAATGAATAGTGAAATTGATGTGAATCTTTTGGTTACTGTTTATAACGAAAGGATTAATGCTTTATATTCTCAAAATATTTTATTAGAAGCAAGACTGAAATCGTTGATCAGAGATTACACCGAAGATAAAAACAAACTGATGATGTCAAATCTCGAATTACAACGCCAACTTGATATTTTAAATGACAGTCCTGCTTCTAAAAAAGTACTTAAAGAAAAGTCCAAAGAAGAATTATCAGATTACGACGAATAAGAGGTGAAAAATGGCAAAACCAAGTACTAGACAGGAATTAGTTGATTATTGTCTGAGAAGACTTGGTGCGCCTGTTCTGGAAATTAACGTAGATGACGATCAAATTGACGATCTAGTTGATGATGCAATACAGTACTTTCAGGAACGTCATTTTGATGGCGTAGAAAGAATGTATTTAAAATACAAAATAACACAAGATGATCTTGATAGAGGTAGAGCTAAAAATGAAACTGGAGTAGGGATTGTAACTACAACGGCAAGTTCATCAATTCCAGGATATGGAACAACATCATTTAACTTTTACGAAACTTCTAATTATATTCAGGTTCCCGATTCCGTTATTGGTATAGAAAAAGTATTTAAATTTGATACTAGTTCTATTTCTGGAGGTATGTTTAGTATTAAGTATCAGCTATTTTTAAATGATCTATATTACTTTAATTCGGTCGAGTTATTGCAGTATGCAATGACTAAGACTTATTTGGAAGATATTGATTTTCTACTCACAACAGATAAACAAGTTAGATTTAATAAAAGACAAGATAGATTATATCTTGATATAGATTGGGGATCAGAATCAAAAGATAATTGGATTGTCCTTGATTGTTACAGAGCTTTAGATCCTGCTTCATTTTCTCAAGTATATAATGATTCGTTTTTAAAGAAATATCTTACTGCACTAATCAAGAGACAATGGGGTCAAAATCTTATTAAATTTAATGGTGTTAAATTGCCTGGTGGAATTGAGTTAAATGGCAGGCAACTTTATGATGATGCTGAAAGGGAGTTAGAAGATATCAAGTCCAGAATGACTCTGGAGTATGAATTACCACCCTACGACTTTATTGGATAATGGCACTTAATCCATTTTTTCTCCAAGGATCTTTTAGCGAGCAAAGACTTGTACAAGAGTTGATCAATGAACAACTCAAGATATATGGTGTTGAGGTTACATATATCCCTAGGAAAGTTGTTGGTAGAGGAAAACTTTACGGGTTTGAGGATCTTAGAGAAATTACATCATCAACTTTTGATGATAATTTTTTACTTGAGGCATATGTTCAGAATTATGAAGGTTATTCTGGTTCTGGTGATATTTTAACAAAGTTTGGAATGTCTTTAAGGGATGAAGTTACTTTAATTGTTTCTAAAGAGAGGTATGAAGACTTTATATCACCATTTATAAGTGGTCTGGATGAAGATGAAATGTTATTGAGTACTAGACCAAAAGAAGGTGACTTAATTTATTTTCCATTAGGTGGAAGACTATTTGAGGTTAAGTTTGTTGAGCATGAAAGTCCGTTTTATCAACTAGGTAAAACTTATGTTTATGAACTCAAATGTGAACTCTTCGAATATGAGGATGAAGTTATTGATACATCAATTGATGAGATCGATCGCACAATTGAAGATGCTGGTTATATTACGACTCTTATTCTTTCTGGATTAGGAGTAACTGCCACTGCAAATCCTACCGTAAATACAGGATATGTAAGGCAGATATTTTTAAATAATGATGGATATGACTATACTGCTACTCCAACCATCACATTCTCAGCACCTTCTGGAGGAACTCAAGCAACTGCTGTAGCAATTACAACAAGTAAAAATGGGGTTTATTCCATCTCCGAAATACTATTAACTAATGCTGGAAGTGGATACACTGCAGCACCATCTATAACCATTTCTGGGGGGAATGGAGTAGGTGCTGCAGCTACATGTAGCATAGAGGAAGGATTCTTTGGTATTACACAATTAACTGTTGGTGCAAACGGATCTGGTTATCCAACCATACCAATCGTTACAATTTCCGATCCAACTGGTATTTCTGGTGTTGCAACAGCAGGTATATCCACTTTGGGTGAGGTCAATGCAATAAGTATTTCAAACGGTGGAAGTTACTATGATCCAAGCAAAAATCCAGTAGTAACATTCTCAACACCAAGTCCTCAACCATCTGGATTTGTAACCGCAACTGGTTATGCTGTTGTTGGGTCTGCGGGAACAGTAACTTCCATTATTATCACAAATGCAGGAGTTGGTTACACCGAAGCGCCTACTATAAGTATTGGAAGTAGTTTTGCTGATAAAGTTGGTTTAACAACTGCAAGAGCAGTTGCAGTTATTAATGCTGCTGATCAGGTCACTGGTCTCAGAATAATTGATCCTGGTAATGGATACATTTCTGGTCAAGTAACAGTTACAATTTCAAATCCACCTAGAATTACTGGAATTGGAACTTATCAATTTAATGAACTTGTTGTTGGTGAACAATCAAGAACAACAGCAAGAGTTAAATCTTGGGATATTGATACTAACACTTTAAAAGTTGGGATAAATAGTGGAACCTTCTATGAGGGAGAAGATCTTGTTGGGGCGGGATCTTCAGCAGTATTCTCTATAGCATCATATAATCAGGAAGACATTTATGATCCATATGCTCAAAATGATGAGATAGAAGCAATCGCTGATCAAATCTTAGATTTTTCTGAGGGAAATCCATTCGGTAATTACTAATGTTAGGAACTTATTTTTATCATCAGATAATAAGAAAAACAGTAGTGTCTTTTGGCACTATTTTTAACCAAATTCACATCAAACATAAGAATGATGATGGTGTTACTGTGAGTGAAATGCGCGTTCCTTTAGCATATGGTCCCAGACAAAAGTTTTTGGCAAGAATAGAAGAGCAAAGTAATTTAAACAAACCGACTCAAATTACTCTACCAAGGATGTCATTTGAGATGAATTCCCTGCAGTATGATGTATCAAGAAAAGCGGGGATAACTCAATCATTTAAAGCATCTGATGGAACTAACTTAAAAAAAGTATATTTACCAGTTCCATATAATATTGGTTTCGAATTAAATATTTTAACTAAGTTAAATGATGATGCTCTACAAATTGTGGAGCAGATATTACCATTTTTTCAACCATCATTTACATTAACTATTGATCTTATTGATTCTATTGGAGAAAAGCGGGATGTTCCTGTAGTTTTGGAATCTATTAACTTCCAAGATGATTATGAGGGAGATTTCTCAACAAGAAGATCACTAATTTATACTTTACAGTTTACAGCAAAAACTTATCTATTCGGTCCAATCTCTGATACCACTGATGGATTGATTAAAAAAGTTATTGTTGATCAATACAGTTCTCTCGATAAAACTACTGCTAAGAGAGAAATGAGATACACTGTTACTCCAAAAGCACTTAAAGACTATGATTCTGATGCAACTACATTTATAACAGACCCATTAAATAAATCTGAAATATCTGTAAATGTTAATAGTGCAGCAGATTTGGCAATCAATAACAGAATAATTATTGATTCCGAAATTATGCTAATCACTTCTATTGCAGGAAGTACATTAACTGTACAAAGAGCTTACGATGGATCTTCCGCATCTGAACATGCGGATAATGCTACAATTAATGTATTAACATCATCCGATGATTCAAGAATTGATCCAGATGATGATTTTGGATTTAATGATAACTTCGATTATTTTAACGACTCCAAAGCATATAGTCCCACTCGCCAAATTGATATTTGATAGCATATGAATAATTCATTTGATAAGTTAGATAAAGCACTTTCGACAGAGAGTAATATTGTTGAAATTGAGGCAGAAAATGTTGCAATAGAAGTTTCAAATAATGAAAATGGGCATATCAAAAAAGATTATGATTACACAAGAGCTAATCTTTATTCATTGATCGAGAAAGGTCAAGAAGCTATTAATGGTATTTTGGAATTGGCAGGTGAAGGTGGTAGTCCAAGAGCATATGAAGTTGCTGGTCAATTAATAAAAAGCGTTGCAGATACCACGGACAAACTAATGGATCTGCAAAAGAAATTAAAGGATGTTGAGGAAGAAACATCTAAGACAACAACAAATGTTACCAACAATTCATTATTTGTTGGATCAACTGCAGAGTTATCAAAACTACTCAAACAAGGTTTTCTAAATAATAAAGAATAGTTTATAACCTAAAAATGGGTTGGTCTGGGAAATATAAAAAGTCAATAGACTGTAATAATCCACGTGGATTTTCCCAACGTGCTCATTGCGCTGCTCGTAAAAAAAGACAGAAAGGTGAAAATACCTTATCAAAGTCACCATTTAATGAGCAGATGAAACCTTATAAGACACCAGAACAGATTGCAAAAAAGCATCGTTTAGAAGTTTCTTTTATTGAGAAGCAATTAAAAATTGGTGAACCTATAGAGCACGAGCACACTAAGGACCATAAGTTAGCAATGGAAATTGCTCTTCAACATTTGGATGAAATTCCAGATTATTATACTAGATTATTAAAAATGGAAAAAGATGCTAAAAAAGAGCATCGTAAAAAATTTAAAGATGTTAATGAAGATCTTCGTAATTGGTTTAATCCAAGTCACCCTGATGGTGGTTGGAAACGCTACAACACTAAAGGAGAGGCAATCGGATCATGTGCGAGAGAAGAGGGGGAGTCGAAACCCAAGTGCCTATCGAACAAAAAAGCGTCCCAATTACGTTCTCAAGGGGGTGCAAAGGCGATTGCCAGTGCCGTAAGAAGGAAGAGGAAAGCAGATCCAGTAGCGAATCGTAAAGGTAAAGGAGGTAAACCAAAGATGGTATCAAATAACATAGGAGAGCAATCAGAAATGATTAGGTATTGCCCCAAGTGTCAAAAAAATGAAACTCAATCTGAGTGTAAGTATGGTCCAAGTTTTTGGGCAATGTATTCTACACCATCAATGCTTACTACAAATCAAATGAAATTTGATATTGCTCAGGTTCATCCTGCTAATGAAGAGAAAGATCATGAATACTCGATGGCAAGATCTGAACTTGCAACTATTATTAATGCAGCAAAAAGACTGCAGAAAAAGATGAAGGGCGAAGGCAATATTGAAGCTTGGGTTCAGTCAAAAATTACTAAGGCAGCAGATTATATTGATACTGCAGCAGATTATCTTGAGAGTGGTGAACATAAGGTAGATGAAGCATGTTGGACTGGATATAAGCAAGTTGGTATGAAGAAGAAGGGGAAGAGAAATGTTCCTAATTGTGTACCCGAAGAAGTTTCGATAGAAGAAGAAAATAAACCAACTAACCCCAAACTTTGGGCAAAGTGGAAGGCAAAGGCAAAAGCAAAGTTTGATGTGTATCCATCTGCTTATGCAAATGGTTGGGCAGCAAAGGGATATAAGTCAGAAGGTGGTGGATGGGAATCTGTGAGTGAAGGAACTTTTGGAGTTGGTGTTGGTTTTGATATTAGTCCTGAACACAGGGATGCTCAAAAAACTCAAAAAATTTATAATAAAGCAATTAAAGGTGCTGGTACTGAAAAGGAGTGGTTAAAGAAAACTGGTCCCCAACTTCCTGCTGGACTTCCACTTGCTAAAAAGAAGTCTGAGATGCAAACTGCTGGATATGAACCAGAGGGTCAAATTTTAGATGAAAAGCACAAAAAAGGACATAAAAAATATAAAAAAACGACTGAACCACGATGGCAGGATAGTGATGGTGATGGTAAGTGGTATGAACCTGGAGAAGATGTTAAAAAGGAAGGATTTTCTAACTGGAGATCAGAACTTGGTGAAGATTGGCAAAAAGTCAATCGTAAAGATAAGACAGATGGTTTGAGTCAAAAAGCAGTAGATGCTTATCGTCGTGAAAATCCAGGTTCCAAGTTACAAACTGCAGTAACTGAAAAGAAACCAACTGGCAAAAGAGCACAACGCAGAAAGAATTTTTGTAGTAGAATGAGTGGTATGAAAAAACGTTTAACTTCTGCAGAAACTGCTAGAGATCCTGATAGTAGAATTAACAAAGCATTACGTCGTTGGAGGTGTAATTGATATGGATCCTGATAAAATTACGTTGAGCAATTTAACCAAAAATTTTGAGTATGCAAAAGTTGCTCTCGAAATAGATTCTTGCACTGATGTGGAACAACTCCAAAATATTGCAAAATGCTACGTTAAATTGTATTTTAAAACTCAAGAAACTTTTGCGGACCTAGTAAAATGAAAAGTTTTAAACAATTCCTATCCGAAAGCGTTAATATTGCAGGAGATTTTAATGGCAATCTCTACATGAATGCTCCTACTCAAGAACAAGAAGAAGTTGGAGAAAATTTTGTGGCAGATATTTTTTATCAAGGTAGTCTTCAGAGATTGTCATTTAATACAAAATCTGGCATCCCAACAAATCAAGAATTAGCAGAACATTTGCAAGATCAATATCCTGGTGCAATTGTTCAAACGATTTACTCAGTTGCACAAAATAATTCACCATATACTGTTACGGACTCTAAAAGATATCATCCAGCAAAATTAGATTGGGTTTAATTCATGGCACAGTGGAATAAGAACACACAGGATTTTCTAAATCAAGAAAGATCCTTATTTGAGGTTTATCAGATTGCTGATCACTGGGGTGAGCAGACGGATTGGAGACCAAACTTTTCCAATAACAACAGACTAAAGACTGCACCTTTCCAAACAGTTTTCTTTAATACTTTCCAGTATGGTAAGGAGACTGATGTTTGGGATGAAAGAGTAGTTGGAGTTGGAACCGCAACTTGGAACCAATATGCAAGTAATGTGGTTATGCAGGTTGGTTCTACTGCTGGTAGTAAGATTATCAGACAAACCAAGAATGTGATGAGATACATTCCTGGAAGACCTGCAACACTTGCATTTGCAGTTCGTCTAGAAACACCACAGGTGGGTATTCGCAGAAGATTTGGATTGTTTAATGAGACTGATGGTGCTTATTTTGAGGATGATGGTGGCACATATTCTTGTGTAATTCGTAGCACTACATCTGGAATTACTACAGAAAGAAGAGTAACCAGAGATGATTGGAATGGTGAAAAGTTTGATGGTAATGGTTGGACT